CCCTTTTAGAATACCACCGAATCAAGTTTGAATCAAGTGGTGTGTGCCAGTTTCAGAATTGGAACTTGGCGTTTGGGGTCTCGTTCCCCCACCGATTTACTTAGAATACCACTGCTTCAAACTTTTGGGAAGAAGAGTGGACACTTATGAAACTGTCCCAAGCAACAAAAAAGGGGAGGAAACTTTTAGTTTCTCTCCCCTTTTGCTTTATGTTAGAATGACTTCATTCTTTCATAATAGCAGAAGGGGACTCACACGCAATATGCCCGCATGAATTCCAATCAGACATATTGCTGAGTGGATATGTAAATTGGGGTTTTGCGAACGAACGAGTCATTTTTGTTTTACAAGTATGTTTTATTTATAAGACTTTTTTGGAAAAAAGTCAAGCGCCTCAGGTAGGATTCGAACCTACGGCTAACCGCTTAGAAGGCGGATACTCTAGTCCACTGAGTTACTGAGGCATAAACCTTCCAATATTGGAAGGTATTGGACTTACAATAACGGTGGTTGAATCCCCTCCGCTGCCTATGAGATCATTATAGGGTCTTTGTGCTCAGGTGTCAACCTGCTGCCTTTGCTTCCTTACGTGCTGCCTTCTCTTCAGTGATCTCTCCCCTCCGTGCCTTGACGAGTTTGGCAACTTCCTGAAGTGCCTTACGAGCACGAGTTCCTGCTGCACTATTGCCAGCAGCAAACTTTTCGTCTTCTACTTTCCATGCTTCAACGGCATTTAAGAGTTCTTGTGATACAGACATGATAATCTCCAAAAAATAAGATATGATTATATAGTCAGTTTTTTGGACAATCTTCTACCCAAACTGCACAAATTCTCATTGGAGGTGCAAGTGCCTTACATTCATCAGTATAGCAGACACTTTCATCATTCTTTTCATCAACATATTTTGGTTTATATTTTTGATCTGCTTCTTCAATAATACGATCATATTCTGAAGTTACATTTTGAATTGCTCTATCAACATCTCTGCCAATTCTGCGATTCAGTTTTTCAGGATCTTTAATTATAAATTCATTAAGAATAGTTTGTGGGAAATATTTTCTTTGAATCTCATCAAATAAATCCCAAAGTCCATTTTCAGATACTCCAGTACACTGGGAGAGTATTGCAATCATAGAACTCAGTACAATTCCTATAATTGCATACTGCTTTATATCTGGTTTTTTATTTCCAAAATTGAAATTAAACATAAATGGGGAGATCTAACCCTCCCCACTATTTATTCTATTGTGTCAAACTTCTGCTAGGATCAGTCGGTTGGCATAATTATAAGCAAAATCAGTTCTTGCTCCGTGATGACCCCAACGGATCCACTTTCTAGCAAGTCTCATATAATCATTAATAGACTTACCAGGAGTTTTCATTTGATTCTCAATCATCTTCCAATCACCTTCGTGCAGCATATAGTCAAGTTGTGCATCCAGTGAGGAAGGATTAGCACCAATACGAGCAGCATGTCTTCCTAGTCCATAAAAACGAGGAGCATTAGTCCATTGAATAATGCCATACCCCCCACCACAGTTAGGATAGGAAGTTCTAGCACCACCTTCACAGATATTAGGAGTGAAGGTAGATTCTTGTCGGATATTGCCCATAATGGTTGCTAGGGCGTTTTTGTCACTGATTCCTCGTTTCTGTAAGAATTCCAGAGTACGGGACTCATTGGTATTACATCCTTTACAAACTAATCGTTTTACTTTAGGTTTCTCGGGAACAACCTCTTTGGTCTCTGTCTCTTGAGTAGGCGCTTCAGGAATAATCGCAAATGGCGGTTTTACTGAAGATGTTGCCATACTCGGTGCTGGCAGTGTTGCCGCTGATGTTGCAACCGCACCTAAAAGAGCTACGGTTACATTTGTTAGGTTTTTAAGCATTAATTTTAATTGAATTCGGCATCCGTTTAGAAAGGGGGTACACCCAACCTCTCGGAGGGCACTTTCCACGGCTCTAAGTGTCACATCAATGACTCATAGTAAAAAACCCACCATTTGAGTGGGTCTACGCATTATAAGTGATTATTTAGGATCTGTCAAGCCTCTGGATCTTCGGTCTCCTCTACCTCCTCGGCAGGGTCAGGTTCGGGAAGAGTTACGCCAATTTGAGTAAGATACTCAATTGCTCCCTGAACTTTAAGTAGAAGTTCTCTTTTCTCAGTCGTTTCCTGAGAAAGAGACTGCCTTTGTTGAAGTAAATTAATGAGATGTTCTTGTTGTTCAGTCATAATTTTAAATAAAAATTCGTTTTATTTATAATGGGTCAATAAATACATTATACTACAAAATCGAAAAATGTCAAAGTCACCAAATAAGGGTAAAAAAGGTTCTGCTGGTGGCAAGCAATCCAAACAAAATCAGGGTAATGCGACTGCCAAAAAAGCAAAGAACGGAGGTAAGAAAAAGTGAGGTATTATGCCAAGAGAATGGAATACTCCTAATAGAGAACCTTGGAATACGCCAATACACAACATCCTGAAGGCAATTGATAATCATACTCAAGAGTATTTCAAAAGTGGTGATACTTGGCATCTAGAGAAAGCAGATATATTAAGAACTTATATTCACGAACTTAAAACTTGGATTCATAATCAAGAAAAAAAATGAAAGAATGTTAAATGAGGGTATTGCATATCCTTACGTCTTATAATTTTCTCCAAAGTTTTCCTTCAGCAATTCTTCTTCTCAATAATCCTGCTTCTACATCACTTCCAGGATTTTTGTAAAGTTCAAGAGCAGCAGGAACTTTACCCCATTCTTTATTCTTAAGAACTCTAGTTATGGTCACATATCCTCGACTACCATAAAAATTAGCACCAAGGTTATAAGCAAAAGACAATAAAGCACCGCGCTGATAATCATTCATCTCACTCCAATAAGGTATTTGTTTCAGTGCTGAAAGAAATTCATTTTGTATCTGCCAATCAAACAATTCATCTGCTTCTTTCTGAGTAATCTTTTCTCCTAACTTAAAAGGACTTCCATCCTTCTTACGAGTGCTTCCCCATCCTATAGTATAAGGTTTTCCTTTAGTATAAGGATCTGGATATGCTACTAATTTACATTTTTCAAATTCTTTAATGAGTTCTATTCCTTCTTTCAGAATAGAACTTTCTACTTTTTTACATCAAAGATTCTTCCCCATCCAGTCCTATCTTTTCCTTTCTCTAACCAACGATACATCAGATCAGACTTTTTGTAAACAGCACCTTTGCCATTTGTTGCAGGACCAGTATATCCATCATTCAGAGAACCATAAGGATCATTTACCACATAATCTTCACCCTTCTTACCGATGACTACAACCATGTGCCCACCAGAAGGAGCAGATAGAGTACCCCTGTGATAGATCCCGATAACAACAGGTCTCCCAGCAGCAAGCTCACGATCAAGATCAGCAAAAGAAAGATTATAACTAAAGTGTGACTTAACTCCATAACCTTCCAGAACTTTTGTCTGAACGGTATGATCAGTTGTGTCACCAATTGCAAATACTTTCTGAATATAAGAATCATCACCCTTTGCTCCCTTAAGAGTCCCTGGTTTAAAGTATTCCAGACACATCGCACAAGAAGATGAATTACAGGTTCTTTGAGCATCTCTGTAATTATCTGTTTGTGGATAATAAGGAACTGCGAGAACACCAGGAACTGCTGGTTTTGTTCTGAAAATACGAACCCAGTTTGAAGTATCATCAATCAAATCTGGATTCTTATCTGCAAGATCCACTTCAAGTTGCTCTACTGCAGCAACGTGTTTTGGATTATTAGGATCGAAATGTTGAAAAAAGTTATGAAGATCAATTTTCATAATTATTATCCCAAGATATTTTACTTGAAATATTTAGTATTTCTCACCAATATATTCAAGAGAAAAAATATCATGCTCCTCAATTTTAGGATCTAACCATTCATTAAATTCTTGTTGAATTGAATAAGCATTATGATATTCATGCTCCTCATGAATATCACAAAGAACATGAATACGTTCTATTGCCCAATCATGATTAATACGAAGAGTTTCAATTAAAGTTTCCATAGTCTTTTTTTAGATACCTGCCTAGGATATTGCTATTGTAGTATGCTGGACTACCATCGTCAAGTGCTTCCTTCAACACATTATTTAAAAAGAGTTGCTTTGTTTCTTCATAATTACAATCACCTCTTGTCTTATGAAGACTTATAATTTCTCTAGTAAAAAATTCTTTACCATATTTTTTAATATCTTCTTTAAGTTCTGGGCAAGAACCATAATACTTTTTCCAATCAGATTCTTGTTTAACTTTTCTTTTTTTTCCTGGAGGAGTTCTAAAAGACCAAAAATATTTCCTACCCCAATACTTTCTTTGAGTCTTAGAACAAATTATTAAATATACAAATCCAAAATAGTCTTGAATATCTTCAGTTTCAAAAACTTTTCCTTTGAATCTCCAAGGATTCTCATAGCTCATACTTAAGTCTCAGAGAGCTATTATTTATCCTTCATCCTTAGCAAAGCGATTCTAGCAATAAAAAGGGGGTCTTGTCAACCCCCTGAGAATTATGTTATAATAGGATCAATGCTTTCTTGATTCACTTACATAATACTCAATGATGTCATCCCAAGTGTACTCAGAAAGATCATATCCTTCTTCTAAAAGATCATCTACCCATTCTGAAACTTCTTCAGCAAAAATATAATTTTGATATTCTTCAATAATTAAACCAACAGCAGATTTATCCATTTCTAACATGATATAATGTGCTTCTTCGAGACTATCTGCATGACCACGACCAATCAAGTAATCTAAAAGAATATCATAAGGTTCATAATCATATGATTGTTTTAAAGTTGAGTTTTTTTGCATAGTTGTTGAAGTAGCAGTTGGTTTTGTTGTTGATGGTGTTGCTGCTTTAAATGCATTTGGATTTTGAGTTAGTGATTGATTGCCTAATTTCAATTTTGCAACATCAGGCGATTGAACTGAAGGTGAATTCATAGGAAGTCTAGACTTCATATCTTTCATTAAAGGATTATCAGTTTGTTGAGTTCCACGAATTCTTGCTCGTTCAGCAGCAGCACTAGCAAGTTTTTGATTTGCCAATTCCCATGTTGATTTACCAGTTTCTTCTGCACCTTTAATATTACCAGTCTTTATTTGTTGCTTATACAATCCCATTCCACCTTTAATCTTATCTGCAGTTGATGCAGATGCTGATGAGGTTGATTTTGGTTTTGCTGCTTCTGGTTTTGGAGGTCTTGGTGTGGGTACTGCTGATGGAGTTGGTTTTTCTGCTTCTGGTTTTGAAGGTGTTGTTGGAGGCGTTGCTTCTGGTTTTGGAGAATCTTTCTTT